GAGTTAAACAAAGATGTTCGTAATCAATTTGTAGGACTAGGTAGTCAACCTTTTAAAGAGACTCAAATTACTTATGGTGCAAAAGATGTAGAGTATTTGATAAAAATACACACGCACCAGCAAGATAGTATAGATAAGTATCAACTGCGTAGTGTGGTTGAGCTTGAGAATGAGGTTGTTCTAGCATTTGCAGACATCGAGTACAATGGTTTGGATTTAGATGTAGAGAGTTGGCAGAAGATTGAGAAGGTAAACACAGACAAGGCTGTAGAGTTAGAAACTAGCTTGGATGTAATGGTTACCAATGATGATAGACTACAAAAGTTTGTGTCTAAATATGTACAGACTGATATGTTTACAGCTGTAGAAGATTTAAGGAAGATAGATATAAAATGGACATCACCTAAACAAGTGTTGGAAGTATTTCAGTGTCTTGTCCCTAAATTAGATAATGTAAATGGTAAGCAGATGTATAAATACAGGTTTAAGTATCCATTGATAGATAGATATGTAAAATACAAAGAAGCTATGAAATTATGTACATCATATGGTGATGCATTCTTTAAAAACTTAGCAGCTGATAATAAAATACATACAAACTTTCATCAGATACTAGATACCGGACGTGTAAGCAGTAGTAAACCTAACATGCAGCAAATACCTGCAGATAATGTTTATAGAAATTGCTTTACAGCGCCAGATGGCTGGAGTTTTGTTAGTGCTGACTACAGTTCACAGGAGTTAAATGTTATTGCATTTGGATCTAAGGATCCTGTATGGATAAAAGCACTAGAAAACAATGAAGATTTACATTCCACATGCGCAGAGCTTGTGTATGGAGATGAATGGATTAACAGTGCAGAAGACAATTGTGTCTACATGACAAAGAAACAGAAATGTAATTGTAAAGCACATAAAAAACTAAGAACAAATGTCAAAACTATTAATTTCGGTCTTGCTTATGGGATGGGTCCTAATAAGCTTTCTGATACTCTTAATATTAGCATTGAAGCAGCTAAAAGCCTCATCGAAAAGTATTTCCAAGCGTTCCCATCGATCAAAGGGTTCTTAGATAAGCTAGGTAACTTTGGTAAAAGGTTTGGGTACATAAAAACGTTCCCACCTTATAATCGTAAACGATGGTTTAGTACTTGGTATCCAAAGATTTGGAACAATAAATCATCTATGATGGAGCTTGGTAGTATAGAGCGGGCTAGCAAGAACACACCCATACAGGGTGCGTCTGCAGATATGACTAAAAAAGCATTAGTACTTGTAAGAGATTGTATAGCTACAAATAATTTACCGGTTAAAGTGGTAATGACTGTGCATGATCAGATAGATACTATATGTAGGAATGATCAGTTGCCTTTGTGGAAACCATTGATGAAAGACTTGATGGAACAGGCAGCTTTGGAGATTGTAACAAATGGCTTACTAAAAGCCGAAGTAACAGTGAGTAATTGCTGGGAAAAATAAGTATGAGTGAGGTCCTAATCTAACCGGATGTATAAGAGCGTCCCTAATATTAAATGTTTTGCCTCACTCATGTTTATTTATAAAACTAAATATATATGAGCAAAGTAATTCAAAGTCAAGTTGGAGATTGGTATCCATTGTTGTTACCAATTATAAAAACACAGACTTTTCAAAAGATAGCAGCTGGCATTAGATCAGCTAGAGAGACAGGTCGTACAATATTACCAGATACATCTAGAACGTTTAAGGCATTTAGATTGTGTCCGTTAAAAAATGTAAGAGTTGTAATATTGGGACAAGATCCGTATCATGATGGTAGCGCAACAGGACTAGCGTTTGCCAATCGTGCAGATAGACGTAAAGTTAGTCCTAGTTTAAGGAATATAATCACAGCTGTAGAAACAGATTATGGGAAAAAGCATGGTGTAAATGTAAAAGGATTATTAGATGTAGATACTACGCTAGAGAGTTGGGCAAAACAAGGTGTGTTGTTACTTAACACGGCCTTGACTGTCGAGCAATCTAGAGCGGGTTCACATACAGAGTTATGGAAACCATTTACAAAGATGTTTATAGAATCATTATCTACAAATAAATGTAATCTTGTTTTTGTGTTGTGGGGTAAAAAAGCACAAGAATATGAACAATATATTAAAGGTAATCATATTATTCTTAAAGCTCCTCATCCTGCTAGCGAATCTTACTCTGGCGGTACTAGTGGTTTTTACACTTGTGGACACTTTAATACTATTAACGAGATACTTGTTCCCTCTATAGAATGGAACAGATCAAATATTATAGAGTATGAAAGAGCTTAGTAAATATCTAATAGAAGAGATTAAACAAAAAAAGTACTTACAAGATTTACATGCAACTAAAGTTATTGATATGAATCATTGGTTTAAGTATAGTGGTAAGCAAGAGGTTAGAGTTAAGAGGTATAAATATAATGATACAGGTTACAGTAAATTTGTAAAATCGCCTACTCACTATGTACCTCCGTTAAATTATAGATCTATTATGAAAGCAAATGATATGACTAAGTATAAATTAAAAAATAACAGGAAAGTATGGTAAATAAAAATGAAGACATTGTGAGTAAAATAAATAAAATAAGAGACACAGAGCAAAAAAGCGCTTTAAATAAATGGGCAGGCCAAGGATTTATAGGCTCTGTAATTGCAGGTACCGGCTTTGGTAAATCTAGAGTTGGTGTCCTTGCTGTGCAATATGCACTTAAAGATGGTGGTGATGCATTGATTCTTGTTCCTACTGTACAATTACAAGATCAGTTTATAGAAGAGTTTGATAAATGGGGTGTATCACATGAGAATGTAGAAGTTATGTGCTATCAAAGTGCATACAAACTAAAGAATAAACATTACAGTATAGTTGTATGTGACGAGATACATTTAGGTTTATCACCAGAGTATCGTAAGTTTTTTGAGAATAATAAGTTTGACATGTTATTATGTATGACTGCAACCTTACCGGAAGAGCTTGAGTACAGAGAGCTACTGGATAAAATAGCGCCAACAGCATACAAGATTACATTAGATAAATGTGTAAAGCTAGGTATTGTAAGTCCATATGAGATTACATGTGTGCCTGTTAAGCTTACAGATGAAGAGGCAGAAGAATATAAGAAGATAAATAATAAGTTTGTTTATTGGAAATATCAGCTGGGTAACTTTGATGCATTTAATGAAGCAAAGAGAATTCTAGCTAGCAAGTCTGCTAGTGGAGTGCAAATGCAAGCAGCAGTGCAGTTTTATAGACTTATTAGAGCACGTAAACAGATTGTAGATTTTGCAGATAACAAGATAAATAAGTTTCAGCAGATATATGCAGCAAATACAGATAAGAAAATACTAGTATTTGGTGGTGCAAATGATTTTACAGATAAATTATGTGATTCTATACCAGGTGGTATGGCTTATCATTCTAAAAAGACTAAAAAACAGAAAGAATTAGCATTAGAATCATTTAAGAATGATGATATAAATGTGCTATTTTCTACAAAAGCTCTTAATCAGGGCTTTGACGTTCCTAACGCAAATATGGGTATTTTATGTGGTATTACAAGCAAATCCCTGTCTATGATACAGCGTGTGGGACGATTAATACGTTTCCAGGAGGATAAAATTGGTAAGATAGTAATTATCTATGTTGCTGATTCTCAAGAAGAAAAGTGGCTCAAGAAAGCTACAAAGAGTCTAAAAAATGTTGTCTGGCAATAATTATATAAATTATTTGTAGATGATAACAGAATTTATTATATTTGCTTTAGATTTAAAAATTAGTATAACAGAACTTTTTATAACCTTTACTGCCATATGAATGTTGATATAGATTTTGAAGTGTTAGAACAGACAGGTATGTCTGCTGACGATTATTTATATCTTTATATAATACACAAGGAAAGTTATACATATTTAAACAATCTTAATCTTAAACCAAATTTAGAAAAGTTACAAGAAGAAGGATATATTAAGCTAGGCGAAACACCTGATCAACATTTTATAAGACAAGAGTTCATAGACCTTTTTTCTTCTAATTTTGATCAGATGTTTGCTGAGCTTATATCCACGTATCCTATGAAAGTAATGAGTACTGATCGTGGTGTTAGAGTGTTACATGCTAAGGATCCAGATTCTAAGGCTAATGCAAAAAGCAAAGCAAAATATAAAAAGATAGTAAGGGATAAGCTATATAAACACAAACACATAATGAAGTGTTTAGATGTACAACTTACAATAGAAAGACATAATCTTTCATATATGCAAAACTTAGAAACATGGATTAATAACCATACTTGGGAAAAGTATGAAAACTTAGATGAAAATGACACAAAACAAAAAACCAACAGAATTACACGATCCCTTTAAAAATAGGGGATTTAAGAGCATAAGAAAAGCTATCAGTGCATCACTGCACCAGGTAACTGACGGTATGAATGGTAGACGTATGGTCTATCCTACCAAATGGGCAAGATTAAACAGGAACTTACTAGGTGGTTTACAACCGGGTAAGATGTATGTAATTGCAGGTCGTCCAGGTGTAGGTAAGTCAGCGTTTAGTAACCAATTGATCTTTGATTTATTGGATAACAATATAGGTAAAAAATTACTTGTATTGTATTGGTCTTTCGAGATGCCCGGCTATCAGCAGATATTGCGTGCAGGTTCAAAAGGTACAAATAAACAGGTAGGTGAATTACTATCTGTAGAAAAGAAATTAGAACAAGAAGAATATTTAAAGTTTAAAGAAGAGGTATTAAAGTATGGTAACTATCCTGTATATTTTAATAGTGTTCCTAGAGATATGGAGTATATTAAAGAAGCTAATGTAGATATAGGTAACAAAAGACCAGATTATACTATTGTTAATGTGTTTGATCATTCTAGACTTATACTAAGTAATAGAGAACGAGAATTAGAAAAACTTAATGAAGTATCAAAAGGTTGTATGTGGATGCAAGCTAAAATGGGGACTATAAACATATTACTATCTCAATTAAACCGTAACATAGAACAAGAACATCGTGCTAAGGCACAGTATCAGCCACTACTAACAGATTTGTTTGGTGGTGACTCTATTGGTCAGGATGCACATGTTGTTATGATGTTACAAAGACCACATGATTTATATGGGATTACAGATAATTACTGTAATGAGAATCCTGTTGGTTTACTAGCAGTGCACATGGAGAAGAACCGTGATGGCTTGCTAGGTATGATCCCGTATGAGGCGGAGATGTCAACATTTACAATTAAAGAAAGAATATAAGAATGAAAAAAAGAAAGTTAAACAGCAAGAATCCTAAATATATGGATGCTAGCGAAACTAAAGAGAAGAAAGTAATAAAAAGAGTATTAATAAACACTACACAAGACGGACATAAGATCTGGGGCGTGTGGTATGAAAACTAATTTATATGGAAACTATGGAATTACCAAAAGAAAAGGTTAAAGCGAGCCGTAAATCGCCTAAGAATATGATAATATATGGTCCACCTAAGATAGGTAAGACTACAATGCTGTCTCTACTAAATAACTGTTTGATTATAGATCTAGAAGACGGTTCTGATATGGTAGATGCACTAAAAATTAAAGCTAATAGTCTTGCAGACTTGCAGAAGATTGGGACTGAGATTATAAAAGCAGGTAAACCGTATAAATACGTAGCAATTGACACTATATCTAAACTAGAGGAATGGTGTGAGAGCTATGCTAAAGCAATATACAAGAAAACACCTATGGGTAAGAACTTTGACAGTAAGAACGAGAATCTGTCTGTGTTGTCTTTACCTAACGGTGCTGGTTATTTATATTTACGTATGGCATACAAAGAATGGATGGATAAGCTTAATAAACTAGCTGAGCACGTCATACTAGTAGGCCATCTAAAAGATAAGATGCTAGAGAAACAAGGTAAGGAAGTTGCAGTAAAAGACTTAGACCTTACTGGTAAGATAAAACAAATTACATGTGCTAATGCAGATGCTGTTGGTTATATATACAGAGAAGGAGAAGAGACAATGATTTCTTTTAATTCTATGGACGATGTAACTGCAGGTTCTAGATGTGCACATTTAAAGGGCGCAACCATGCCTTTAGCTTGGGATCAAATTTTTATAGACTAATTAAATCACGAAAACTATGATAGACGCAAATGAGCCAACCAGTGCTGAGGTTGTAAAACAAGCTACACCAGCAACAATTACCACTACACAGATTATAAATGATCTAGAAAATGGTATCGATAGATCTGCAATTCAAGCTAAATACAGTTTAGAAACTTGGGAAGTAAAACAAATGTTTATGCACCCTGCACTAAAAGGTAAGAAAGCTAAGAAAATTAGAAAACTATCGTTTAATTTTGTAGATGATACAGTAGCAGCTGTAAGTTCTAATCAAACTAGTATTCCTGTACCTGTACAAGATACTGATGTAAATGAGCAGGCTGCTATGGATGCTGTAACTAATACAATAAATAGTATAGAAACTACAGATGATAATCAATTAACAGAATTTTAATAACCAATAAATAATTAAATATGGCAATACAAAGTAATGCAAGTACCGAAGAGGTATCAGGAGGAGGTAGAGAATTCTACTCAGGCCTAACAAATGTAAATGTTGTAGCGGTTAACCCTACAATGGCAGAATTACATGCACTAGATGTGAATGTAAAACAAGAACCTGCATATTCAGGTACTAGCAACGATCAAGCATGGAACAAAGTAACGTTCTGGCTTGCAAACGAAGATGGTAAATTTAAATTAGACCTATTCCTAAAGAATAATACTAAACAATCTCAAACTGGTAAGTTTCTATGGTTAAACAATGTAGGTCAATCTACATGGTCAGCTGATGCACCAACTTATGACTGGTGGAAAGCTGATGGACAAAGAAAAGCTTATGACGGCGAGAGAGAACTAATTGAGTTTACAAAAGCTTGGGCTAATGTAGCTGCAGGTGGATCTGTGTTTTATGATACTATGAGTGATATTGTAACAGGTAATGTAACAGAGCTTAAGACTCTTGCTACAGCACTTAAGAATAATCAACTTAGAGTATTGATCGGTGTAAAAGATGATAAATATCAAGGTATTTACACTGGTTATTTTGGCAGAGTTAAACCTCAAAGAGATGACTTGTTTGTTAAAGCTCTTAATGATGAATACTCTCAGTTCAAGAACCATGATTTCAATGCAGACCTCAAGTGGGGTAAGCATGTCTCAACAGTAAGTCTAGTTACACCAGACACTATTCAAGAGAGTGAAGATTGGACTACACCAGAACCAGCAGAAGC